TCCAACCTGGAAAAATTCAAGTAATTTTCTTTCTGACTCTGGAGAAAGCTTTGCTCCCTTTACTGTGATAATATAACGTGGTACAGCTTTATTCTCAAAGTAATCTAGGTTATATCTTCCAGCAAATTCATTTCCAGCCAATGACATTTGAGCTGCAACAATATCTGGGATACCATAGTAGTTATTCATTGGGGTATATTTCTTCAAATGAATTATTTCATTTGGTCTGTCTTCTGACTCTCCAATTGGATTTATAGTTTCTGTGTCGCCAAAGTTTCTAAAGAAAACAGCTTTGCCATAAAGCAATTGCATGAAGCCGTCTCTTAGTCTTCTAACACGCATTGTTTTAGCTGGAATATGTCCAATATATCCAATATCTCCTGCTGTAGTTCTTCCAATTTCAATATAGCCGTTACCTGTTGCTTCTAGATCTGTGTATACCTTTATAAGAGTTTCTGTAAAAGTATCTTCATCGTTTGTTGCATCTAGCCAATCTTGAAGGTCCTGCTTTAATTTATTTAATTTTCTGCGAGCCCTATCTAATTGCTTGTCATCTGATATTGCATCAATTGCATCATTAGTTTTTCTTGTTTCCATAAAAGAATATCCAAGCCCAACAATATTTGCCACCTTTGCATTAATAGCAGCATAATTATAAGTTGAAACTTCATAAATCTGAGATAAGTATTCTAAGTTATATACTGGCTGCACAAGATCAAACATTGCATATCCAGTAACTGCTGACTGCAATAAATTCTGTTGTGTTCCAGATCCATCTTTACCTGTAAATGATTTAGCAAAATCTCTGTTGATCTTTCGTTTAAAATTAGTGCCTAGTCCTCTTACTTTTTTAAGATCTTCCATTCCAATGGCAAATGGGTCTACGTGCTCTTTTTCTTTTTTGAATGAGAATAAATCTGAACTATTTTTAACAGAGACTTCGTATATATCGTCTGGTCCATCTTCTAAAAACTGTGTCATTTTACTGCTCCTCCTCTTAGAATTGAATCTTTGTACTCTCCAATATCAAGCGGGTCTGGAGTAAGTCCCCATTTAAGTCTTTCGTTTTGATGTTCAAATTCTTCATCATCAATTTTTCTTCTACCAGAAAGAAACTTTGGTTGTCCTTCATAAATCCCATAGTGTCTGACGGAATCTGCCAAGGCAGCTATCTTTGATCTATTGCCCTTTGTAGAAGTTATAGAAAGGAAATTGCCATCGTCGTCGCCTATCCAGCGACCATCAGGCATTTCCCAAACATATATCCCAAGTCTGGTTTCTTCTATGATCTGGCTTTTCTGATTTAAGATTTCCATATGTATTACAGTTTACCATTACTCTTGACTAAAGTCCAGTTTTTGATTGTAGATTGACAAATATTTTAATAAATTGTCAGTATGTTGTCAAAGGATCTTGTATAGTATGCTGTATTGTCTGCTCCGCTGACATCTTCTGATATTTGAAGACCTACCTCTTGTACTGATGATGAGTTGTCTGAGCAATATAGCTTGTAGTTATTTAATATTTGAGCCTCTGTAAATTGATCTTCATAAAATGCTATATTACTATATAAATTAGCCCCGCCACTTACTGAATCATTTTGATTCTGATTAAATTTAACATTTGAAGCTGGAGAATTTAATGTTATTACTATGTGATGCATTATGTCTGACAATAGCACATTATATATATTTGTCTCTAATGTCCTGTTTATTCCATTTATGTATATTGAGTTTATCCCACTAGAAGATATAGCACCTTGGGCATTCCAGGAAAATGATGAAGATGCAGAGGAGAACAAAACATTGCCTCCGCTCTTTGGGGCAAAAAATAGCTCTATTGTTTGTGGGGGGGTTGAAAGTTCTGCTGAGAATCCATGTCCATTAATCATTCGTATTCCATTGTATTCGCTTTGCATTCTTATTGGATAATTATACTGGCCCAAAGAATAGTCAAAACTTGAATATATTCTGTTACCACTATTGTCTGAATAAAAATCTTTATCTGAATAAAAGTCTATCTCTAGTTTATCAAAATAAGGTATGTCAAAGCTAGAGTCTGTTGTTGTAACAGTCACTCTTAAATCTAAGATCTCGCTATTTAGATTTTGATTTTTATTGTAATATGGAAGTGGGTTATTATTTTTACAAACTGCCCAAGACTGTCCTGGGACCTTAACCTCTACTAATACATTTTCTACGTCTTGTCCATAAACAATTGAAGAAGAAACTATTGCTTGTGGATTTGTAACATATATTCTTTCTTCAAAAGAAAATGTTTTGCTTTCTTGCAGGGATGTTTTTTCAAAGGTGAGTCTGGAATTAATTTGATCGTAGTATGCGTCTCCAGAAATAAATCTTTCTAGGCCTTTAATTCCAGGATATCTATAAGAAAGAATTGGCCTAAGCGTAACAGAATTTAAAGAAAACAGAGTTCCATTTTGTGAATATACTATCTGTGAATATTTAGTATCTTTATACCCCGCAATATAGTGAGCATAAATTCTATTTAAAGGAAGCTCATATGAATAAGTTGAAACTCCATCTATAATAAATTTTTTATTTGCATTGGCTGGTCCTAGGTTTAAAGATAGCTTTTCATTAGAAAATTTTACTGGCTCTGTAAAAGTTTTTTCATTAGCTAGACTGCCATTAATATATAAAGACATTTTTGTTTTAGCAAATACTCCAACGACATGTATTACCTGCTTTCTAGATATTTTATGCTGTAAAAAATTAGATGCATTTACTTTAAATACAACGTTTTCATTTTTGTAAAATATGCCTAAATTATTTATTGTGTCTGCAAGTATTGGGTACTCTTGTAGATCTGAAGAATCTGGCTTAAACCAAAGCTCTATGGAAAAAGAATCGTCTGGGTATTCACTTGTAGCTATGCCTAAAGCCTTTAACTGGGTATTTGCTAACTCATTAATTTCTGTACCACGAATTCCTGCTGCAACAATCGGCATTACTTCAAAATCAGATGACCTTGTTGAAAATCCTTCCATGCCATTTCCAGAGTAGTCTATTATTGGAAGACCTGTAAGTGAAGCATATGAAATTCCATTGTCTTTTAAATCTTGATAAGTTAAGTATGTGTTTTCTAATAAAGTGTAAGAATTTATTGAGCCAGATTTAACTTCATCTAGCAAAAAAAATGATAGTGGATTATCTTTCAAGACAGTGTATTTGTATGACATGTCTTATCTCGTTTCTAGTGCTTGAACTCTCGCTGTAAGCTCTTGGACTGCTTTAATTAATGGCGCTACAAATTCTTCATATCTTAGCGCTTGATCTGATTCTTCATCTAGTCTATCTATTAGGACCCACCCGCCAAAATCTTCTATCCCAGCATCATCTAATACTTGCTTAACTTCTTGTGCAATTAAACCATAGTGAGTTCTTGATCCAGGAACAGAAACATATTCTCCATTTACGAGATCTTTGCTTCCTTCAATAAATTTATAACTTACTGGATTTAAATTATTTATAAAGTCTAATCCAAGTGTGCTTGTCTGAATATCTTTTTTAAGTCTTTGATCTGATGTAACAATTGCTCCAGTATTTGAATAAATTGTTTTCCAGTATCTGGCTGCAACTCCAGTAACTCCATTTGCAGGAGTACCAATGTTATAAGCATTAGATCCAGATGGATACCAATCAGATGTTACGCCATAATCAAATGTAAGTGGCTCTGGATTTAATCCAACTGTAAATGCAATTGGATCTAAATTAGCTTGTGTTCCAGGAGCACCATTTGCACCATTTGCTCCTGTAGCTCCTCTTGGAATAGTAAATCTAAGTATTGCATTTTGATTGTCTCCTATATTAGTAACACTTGCTAGTGTTCCTGCTGCGCCTGTTATTGGAGTAACAAATGATACAGTTGTAGGGCCAGGTACTCCTTGGTCGCCTTTAATGCCTTGTATGCCTCGTGGGAGTATAAGATTGAGTACTTGTGCTGGAGATGTGCCAGTAATACTTGCGCCATATGTATTTTCATCAGCGCCAGGGGTTACTGTTCCTATTGTAAGAACATTTGACGGTCCATTGCCACCAAGTACGCCATCGGCTCCTCTTGGAATATTAAATGTTAAAGTTTGTGATCCAAGGCCTCCTACAATTGTTTGTGGGGAAATTACTACAGATGCAGGTTGGCCAGCATTAATTGTATTAGTTGCAGCAATTGATAATGTATTTGCTGGACCTGTTGGGCCAGGAGTAGCATCAATTAAATCAGCAATGTCTTTAGCCAACAATGACAAATCTCTTGGTACGTCTGGAGAGTCTGTGTAGGCTGGAAAATGTAAGCCATGCTGATTGGATACTGTAGTCATTTTTTAATTATACCACTCATTACCTTTTATATATGTGTGCTGGGCTCATATATCTAGTACCAGATGTAATTGGCTTTACCTCATGTACAAATGGCTCTTGTGAAGGGAATATTACAAGGCTTCCAGCTTTTGGCTTAATAGTAATATTTTGATTAGGGAAATGCAGTTCTCCGCCTTCGTAATCATCATTTAAATAAGCGACAAGGGAAAAAGCAAGATCTGTATTGCCATCTTGTCCATCAAAATGTGGTCCCATAGATTGGCCTTCATACCATTCTTTAATTGGAATTCTATCTATTGCTAACTCGTGATTTGTTTTATCTATTCCACGACCATCAAAGTATCTATCTGTACACATTTCAAATGCCATAATTAAACTATTTGCAATATACAAAGTTTTTCTATCTACAATTTCAGAACCAGTTGTTTGTTTAAGAGCTGGAGTATTTATAAATTTTGTTCTTCCATAGACTAAAGATTGATCATTGCTTGCTGTCCAGTCTTCCCATTTTGAAATTCTTGAATAAGAATCTGGCTCTTCATCAATTGCATTGATAAATCCAACAAGTTCTTCTGGGTAACTTAATACGTTTTCCCAGTAATGAATTTCAGGATTAAGTGGTTGAAAGTCAAACATTATATATTGCTTAAACGGAACATTGCCTTGCATTATTCAACTTCCTCTGCTGGATACTTAACTCCGTCTGATTTAACTCTAAGCCCTTCTTCTCTGATGGCTTCCCATTCCGCTTGCTCTTCTTTTTGATAGGCTCTTACTTTTGCTAATTCTTCTGCCCATTGATCTCTTAACTCTTGTGGATAATCTGATTCTTCACGATCATCCCAGAATGAACCAAGTGTGTAGCGAATTGCTTTCTTTACTGTAGTTACCTCATGAATATTTTCAAATCCTCCAGCAAATGTTGCAAGCTTGCCGACTTCTGGAACAATTGTTAGTCCATGCTTAAAGTTTAACAGACCATCTTCAAAATCATCATTTAAATATATAAATGTTGCATATCGGCTTCTAGTAAATGCACCTGAATTACCATCATTGTCTGTGTTATCTGAGTGCATGTTTGCAAATGCTCCTGGTGCCCATCTTTGAGAATGGAAGCTAATCTGAGACATTTGTGCTGGATCTTTTCCAGCCATCTCTGCTGTAACCTCAATAACTTTTTGTTTTAACACATCAAAGAAATCTCCTGGTAGGCCGCATGCAATTGTATCTGGGTCATTAGTCTCTGGCATTCCAGAAGAGTATGACTCATAAAAAGAAATTGGCATCCACTCTAGTTGCTTTTTTTCCATTTTAATTGCTAGCACCTTAATTACTGCAGCACATTCTTCTGGTGTTAGAAAATTATCGTAAATAACAATATCTGATTTAGGTCTAGTAATTGTAACGTTTTCAAACATTATGCCATCCCTACTTCTTCTTTATTTTTTAATTCATCAAACATTACTGGCTTGCCATCTTGCATGTATCTCATATTTCTTGGGTCATCATACTCGACTCTTTCAAGTTCCATTTTTGCCCACTTATACGCACCATAACGCTTTTGATTTTCTAGCCATTCTTTAGTTCCGTCTGACGGAACCATAATAAAGTTTCTAACAAAGAATTTTTCATTTTCTCCAATAGTTTTAACACCGTGATAGTAAGGTTCTGTAGATGGGAAAACTAAAATGTCTCCAGCCTTTGGCTTGTGATTAATTAGCTCACCATCAATTAAAAACTCAATGTCTCCGCCTTCATAGTCGTCATTTATGTACATAGTACATGTAATGAAAAACTTATCTCCAGGCATATCTTTTTGAGATGTAATGTGATCTGTATGATACTGCATTGTCATTTTATTGTTCATGAGGTCTAGAGCTGGTCTATACTTAGAGTATGAACATCCGCTAAATCTCCAAAATTCTGGCAATTCTATTCCATGTCTTTGAACATAGTCCATAATTACACGTCTGTAGGCATCTTCTACTTCATCAACAAAAGCCTTTTCTTTAATAAACATTTCTTCAGACTGTATCTCAGATTCAACTTCTCTCAAGTCTTTCTTCTGTGTATAAGTTCCAAAATGTGCCCATGGGTCCCATGTCTTTAAAAAGTATTTTCCTTCAGATGTTGTTTCTGATTCTTTCATGACGTCATACATCTGCTTTGGATCTTTTAATACATTTCTGTATACATCGACCTTTGGATAAATTTCTACATATTCTAATTGGCTCATGGTTGTCTTTCTCCTGTATGTTTAAGTATCGTCCAAAAGAATGGCGATGTGAATCTATTCCCAGATTTTACTGGTCTAACCCCGTGAGCATAATACATGTCTCCTGGGAAAAAATATGCTGCTCCAGCTACTGGCTGGAATTCAATTCCATGTTGTGGGAAATAAAGCTCTCCACCTTCATAGTCATCATTGAAATAAAATAGTCCTGCTAAATCATACCAAGGGAAATCGTTTGGCCTTCCTTTTTCTGGACCTGTATGGAATTCTTTATCTGCATGTGGCTCTTGTCTAGCCCCAATTGGCCATCTAACAATTGCTGGACCAGTTTCATGTGCATCTACATCAAAGAACTTGTCTACTTCAATTTTTAATCTTGCAATCATGCTGTAAATAAGATCAAGGATCGATGGGTCTGATGCCATTAAAGAATTATATGTGCAAACTCTATCTGCCCAAACTGAGGCGTCATAAAGAACTAATCCATCTTCATCAACATGCGTTTCTGTTATATCCCATATCTTATTATTTAGCGCAAAATCCATAAGGCGCTTTCTTTCTTCTAAAGTAAGGAAGTCTTTAATTTCTACTATGTTGTTAATTGAGTCTCCAAAAAACCCAGAAGGGGTTAAAGATGCTTGAGATTTTTTGCCGATGTCTTTATTTGAAAATTCCATTTATTTATCTCCTGTAAAAATTATACCATACGTACTATTTTTGATCATTGTTTACCTTTAATCTAATTGCTTTTACCTGATGTTTACCAATTACATTTTTAAGGTGGTCAACTGCATCTCTATAAAAATTAGACCAGGTTCCAGAACGATTCATTTCATAGACAAAATTTCCATACTCTTCATGATTAAATGATTCTGGTGGCAAATCAGTGTATGGCTTATATGTAATTTCAGAGTTTTGTAGTTCTTCTAAGTTTATTGGAAGAATTGCTATTACTGGAGTTCCCGCCTTAATTGTTATTACCTCATTTGGCTTTGTTACCATCCAAGCAATGGGTAGCTCTCCTCTAAAGAATGAAGAACTTATAAGTGTAGTAAATGGAACCGCACCATCTATAAATAGGTTTGGAACTGGCATAGAAAGTAAACTTAGGTTGTCTTCTGACTTTATCATTATCCCACAGTTAAAACTGATAGTTCCGTTTGCTCTTCCACCGTATGCATACTTTTCTCCAGACAAGATTTTAACATGATCTGGAGTGCTATCTGTAATTCCATCCCAAATAAATGATATATCTTCGGGGAAAGATATTCCCCACCCTAGTTGATTTGTTAATCCAACTGGAAAACATTTATAGGCATGTGCCTCATATGTATTTTCCATCCACTCTCTTTTTATAGAAAGTGGCTCAATAATTCCGTATCCGTCTCTTAGCTCATAAGCTGAAAGATCATACATTTTTTAGCCTATCTTCTTCTACCCACTTTGAACGCATTTCCATAAATTCTTGTCTATGGGCATGATCATTGTAGTCAAGCATTGTAACAATTGAAAATTTCATTCCAGATTTTACTGGCATCGCTCTATGTGAGAATAAGTATGTTGATGGGAATATATAAAGATCTCCTGCTTTAGGCTTAATGTCTAAACCAAGTTTTGGAAATACTAAGTTTCCTCCTTCGTAGCCTTCATTTGGATATGCTACAAGAGAGACTGTTGCGCTGTATGAAAATCCATGGTCTGCATGTTCTTGGAAGTGTTGTCCTTCACCATATCTAATGCAATTCATTACTTCCCAATAATTCATTTTTAATGAATATTTTCTGCAGTAATCATCTACAGCAATTCCTTGGTATTTTCTTAAATCTTTCCAAAGACTACCAACTAATTTTTCTGTTTCGTTTGAAGGCTCTACAATTTCAGCAATCTTAATGTCTTCGCAATTTCTGTATTCTGGCATTTTTTCGCTATATCCAACAAAACCAAAAGTCCAGGCAAATCTTTCTGCGCCTTCTTTATCAGCCGATATGCCAATTTCATTTAGTCTTTCAACAATGTTTAAGTCTTCTGGCAACGCATTTCTATATACCCATATTCCTGGGAACAGTTCTTCTTTATTTAGCATCATTAGCCTTTCTAGATACTTTATTATATCATTATTCTAAAGTTTAGACAATGCTTCTTCAATATTTAAAATCTTATTTTCTAGGTCTTCTATTTTTTTTGCCGCAAGTTTAAGAGCTTCTACTGCATATACAGATAGAAGCTCATATTTAATTCCTGCTGGTTCATTTTGTGAATTATAATATACCACATATTTAAATGCATCAATTGCATCAAGTTCTTCTGCTATATAACCAATATGTCTTTTTTCAGTAGGATCTGATTTATAAACCCAAGTAACTGGGCGGAGATTTTGAATCTCCGCCCAGAAATCAATTTCTATGTTTTCCACAGAAATTAACCCTTGTTTGATTTTTTGTTTATAACTCCTGCTAAAGATTTCTTTAGTTTTATTGAAGAGTAACCGAATCTAGGTGGGAAGAACGGTGGGAAGAACGGTGGGAAGAACGGTGGGAAGAACGGTGGGAAGAAC